GGGTGACACGCGACGGTGACATGCGTTTCGGCGTTGGCGTGCCCCGGCAGGTGCGTGACGCCTATGGAAGCTACGAGAACAATCCGGAGTATCTGCGGGCCGTGGTCGACTCGCAGGGACGACTGCTGTATGGGGTGACACGCGACGGTGACATGCGTTTCGGCGTTGGCGTGCCCCGGCAGGTGCGTGACGCCTATGGAAGCTACGAGAACAATCCGGAGTATCTGCGGGCCGTGGTCGACTCGCAGGGACGACTGCTGTATGGGGTGACACGCGACGGTGACATGCGTTTCGGCGTTGGCGTGCCCCGGCAGGTGCGTGACGCCTATGGAAGCTACGAGAACAATCCGGAGTATCTGCGGGCCGTGGTCGACTCGCAGGGACGACTGCTCGAGGGGACGCATAGGGACGGGTCGAAACGGTTCACGGGCGACGTGACCGTGGACGGGAGTCTCACCGTCTCGGACGTGGACGGACTGTCCGGTCAGCTTGTCGACTCTCTCACGACGCGACTGGAGAGTCCGATGAGAGCCACGCTCGACCGGCTGTCCCTCGCCATGCTGTCCACTATCGGCGTCGTCGGCGACAGCTACGCGAGCGGCAACCTCGCTCAGACCAACGGCTGGGGATCGGACCACTACGATTTGAGCTGGCCGCAGATCATGGCACGGCAGAATGGCCTCACCGCCGTCAACTTCAGCAAGGCGGGCCTAAGGACAGACACATGGCTGACCGACAACCATGGGCTCACGCTCATGCAGTCCACCGATCCATGTGATCTGTACGTTCTCGCACTCGGCATCAACGACGCCTATTCGAATGGGATAGGCTACCTGGGGACCAAGGATGACATCATCACCCACGCGGACAGCTTCTACGGAAACTTCGCTACCATCATCGAGAGCATCCAGAAGCACGCTCCCGACGCCTTCATCATCATGATGGACATGGCGTCGATGGACCCGGTGTGCAGACCGTTCAACACGGCGATGGTCGCCATCGCCGACCACTACGACATCCGCTACATCCACCAGCTCGACGACCCGTTCTTCTCGTCTTCCCTCTACACGGGGATGATGATAGGAGGCCATCCCCGAGCCATCGGATACTCCGGGATGGCCTGCGCCATCCGACGGCTCATCATCCGATGCATCGTGGACAATCCCACTTATTTCATCCAATTCGGAATGAAGTAGAAAAAGTCAGGAGAAAAAAACAATGTCAGAAGCACTCATCACTCGCCTCCAGGAGGCCGCCACCAATATGAGCCTGCCGACCATGGGAGTGGCCACGATCGACGTCACGGCATCGGACGCCACGGGCTCGAACACCATGAACATCGCCTACGCGCAGACCACCATCATCGGCACCAGCAGCCAATTCACCACGTCCAACGGAACGGCCAAGGGATCCTCCACACAGATCCCCGCCACCGCAGACGGCGACCTGACGACCACCACCATCTACCTCGCCGTCGGACGCCACATACTCACTATCCCCATATACACACTGCGCTCCATCTCCTTCGGATCCGACATCACATTCAACACGCCCGTCGACGTCGAGAAATTCACATACGCCCCCACGCTCCGCAGCCTCAGACTGACAAGAACCACCGGCGACATCACCGCGCTCGCCGGACGGAACCTGCGGAGCGTGTACATGGTAGTCGATTCCACCATGACGGGACGGTTTGGCGACACCCTCGGGTCGAACACGGTCAGAGTCGAAGTGTGGAACGTCATGAAACTGGGGCTCGACCTCGGTGGCCTGTCGGCGGCGTCTGGCCTCACGGCCCTGTTTTGGGGCAACACCATGGGGGCCCCGGTCACGGGGAGCCTGTCGAACCTCGCCGACAAGAAACTCATGACGGATCTGCGGGTCCAGAACCTCGCGGGCAACGACCTGAACCTCGACCAGCTCGACGGGTGCACGGCGCTGCTCACGTGCTACCTGTGGAACGCGCGGTCGGTGTCCGGCGACCTTTCCGCGCTGCCGTCCGGGGTCCAGATCGTGAACGTGAACGGCGCGCAATCCCAGTCGCTGACGTGGACGGCGGGACGTCGTGCGGCTTCGGCGACCATCATGGCTTTGCAGGGCGTGCGGCTGAGCAACCCCGACGACATGTTCATCGACCAGGCGAAGTGCGTGGCGAAGTTCTACAGTTCGGACACGTCGTCCCGCACGATCAACATCGTGGGACCCCGCACGTCGGCGTCCGACCCGGCCGTGGCAACGTTGAAGGGCAAGGGGTACACGGTCATCGTCAACGGCTCCACGCTCTGACGGGGGCATCGTGCTGTCTGAGGACAATCTCGTGGCGATCATAACCGCCATCATCGGGTCGGGCGGTCTGGGCGGGTTCACCGGCTGGCTCACCCAGCATCTGAGCCGCCGCCGTGGAATGGTCTCGAAAACGGGATGGCGGATCAGGTGACGCAATGGCTTTCATCACTCGACAAGGACGTCACGGTCGCGCTGATCGGTCTGATCGGCGCGGTCGTGGGAGGACTCGTGGTGGGCGTGCTCAACATCGTGTCGGCGCATCGCGGCAACCTCGCGCACGCCTACAACGAGCTCGCGTCCGCGCAGGGCAAGATGCAGGAAGAGATCGACGCGCAGGACGCCAAGCTCAAGGCACTGTTAGATGACAATGACTGGCTGCGGGCCGAGGAGCGGCAGTTCGAGGACCGCGACATCGAGCGCACCCGCTACCTGCGCGAGCTGTTCCACTGGCTGGACGGTTTGTGCGAGTCCGGCGAGGTTCCATGGACAAAGAGCCACCCGAAGCCCCATTTGCCTGAGTCGATGCGCCCGGACTTCCCCAAGCTCGTCCCGTAGCTCTCGCAATCATTCCCAAGCCCCATGGCCGTCAAAGCCGCGAGGATTTCGCATACCAGAAAATCTAGGGAGGTTTTCGTGTGAACATCATACAAGTGCCGTCGCCCAATCACTACGCCGGGCGCAACGGCTACAAGGTGGACCGCATCACCCTGCACATCATGGCCGGATACCGCGCCGGCACCGCGAGCATCTTCAGCAATCCCAATTATCAGGCGTCCAGCACGTACGGCGTCGGCGGGGACGGGCGCATCGACCAGTACGTGAGCGAGGCCGACGGCGCGTGGGCGGACGGGTCGTACGACTCCAACTGCCGCACCATCAGCATCGAGCACGAGGGAGGACTCGACTTCATCCCATGCACGCAGGCCTGTCTGGACGCGTCGGCCCGATTGTGCGCGGACATCGCCCGCAGATACGGGTGGGGGAAGCTCGTGCACGGGGTCAACGTGTTCCTGCACCGCGAGGTGCCACCGCACACGCATCCAGCCTGCCCGGACCAGTGCCCCAACGGCCTGAACTGGGCGTACATCATCAACAAAGCCAACCAACTACTCAACGGAGGAGACACAGACATGACAAATGCAGGAGACATCTGGAACTATCCCATCGGCTCGCAGGGCACGGTCAACAAGGCCAATCAGCTGGCGTGGGTGCGGCTGAGCTGGATGCACAACGACACCGCGAGGCTCGTCAAGACATTGCTGCGCAACGACGACGGAGGCACCAAGGACGGCACTAGTGGCGACCTGTACACGAGAGTGTGCTACATCGACAACCGGGTGCGCCAGATGACCGCGACCATCACCGCGCAGGCCGCCGCCATCGAAGCCCTGTCCAAGGCACTGGGAAGCAACCCAGCAGATATCGCCAAAGCGGTAGGGGACGCGGTCAAGGCCAAGCTGGACGCCACCACCATCACCATGAGAGCAGAGGAGAAGAAATGAGCGACACCACGACGGAAACAGCGGCGCAGGACCCTGAGGTGGGCCGGCTGGCAGGCGAACCCGATACGACAGCAGAGACTGCGAAGCCCGACGAGGGCCTCGCGCAGCTCGCTGCGCCCGCGCAGCCAACGACGCAGACCGAAGCGCAGTCTGGCGGCGAGACTGACGGCACCGGATTCGGAGCTGGCGGCTACACGCCCGCGTTCAACCCCACGGTTCGCACCGTGGTCTACATCCTCGGCCTGGCCGCCTCGATCACGGCGGCCGGGTTCACCGCGTTCGGCAACCCGGACGTGGGCGCGTTCATCGGCTCCGCCGCCGCGCTCGTGGCCTCGGCTCTGGGCACCGCGTACAATCCGCTCAGCGTCGCCAGGCGCAGTCAGCTCGCAGCCCTGCCCGATCCGGCGCAGCCCAAGCACGCCGCCTAGCAGAACCTTTAACTTATAGTTGATGGTTCAGTATCGCGAATCGCCCTCACCTCCTACGGGAGGTGGGGGCGATTTTCTGCGTTCTGCAGCATATACCGCACAACTTTTCAATCCACTGGACTGTCTCCAGTCCAGACAAAGGCATTCGCCTATCAAATCTCTTTTCAGTCCGCGCCCGCCTAAACGGGTGACACTGGATATCATACCACCTATTGCCGGACCGTCACCCAGCTGTACGCGCTGTAGAGGCTTTCGTCATCCCATTTCTTGACGTCGCCGCGCATCTCCTCGGGCAGGTCGTCGATTCTTCCCATAATGCGCGCCATCATCATCTTCTTTGCTTTGCGCCGGTCGAGCAGATAGCGGTTGTAGGTGCCCCCGATGTATCGGTCCTCCTGATTCCAGCGTTTCGCCTCCTCCTCGCTGTCAAATGCGTGCAGGTCGCCCACCGGGTTGCCGCTGCTGTTGACCATGTTGACGGCGTACGGCGGTAGCGCCTCGACTCCGAACCACATCATTTTTCTCGGCTCCTCTTTCCTTCGCGCGTCCGACCACTCCTCGTTTTCGTCGATCATCCACTGTCTGCCGACCTTGTGCGCGGTGGCGAACGCGCCTCGCCTCGCCCTTTGCGTGGCGGTGTCGGCCGTACGCCCGTTTCTTTTGGCGTATTCCGCCAGCGTGATGTCGCTCATCGATTGCTCCCAGCGAGGGCCTTGGTGACGATGCCGGTAAGCTGGTCGCGTCCGACCCACTTGCCGTCGTCGGCGGAGATCATGTCCTTTTCGGCGGAGTAGTCGACGTGGGCAACGTAATCGTGGGGCAGTCCGTCCTCATCGACGCGGATGGCGGCGAAGATGCCGTTCGGTGTTCCGGGGAAGAGCTGGTTCGTGGGATCGTAGTCGGCTTTGAGGAAATCGATCATGCCGTTGATGTAGTCGATGGCTTCCTTGGTGCTGTTTACTTGCTGCATGTCATGTCCTTTGCTTGGTGTGTATCCTTGCTGACACTCCTTATAATACTCGTTTAACCGAGTAATGCAAGTCAGATGGCATGGAATCCGAAAACCTTCACAATTCGATTTCCCGCGCCCCGTGTACCCCTCGCGCCCGCTCGATCTCGACGAGCCGCGCCGACTCAGTATGCAACACCATCCATATCCTGCCGTAAGTCTCCGCCGTCAGCAGCCCATCGCGCACCAGCTTCCGCAACCAACGCTCGGCCTCGGCAAGCCTGTCTCGCCTCAGCTGCTCCAGCTGCTCGGCCTCGTCGTCGATCATGGGATAAGCGTAGCAGATGTGTTAGGTGCGAATAATAATAGGGCGTAGTTAGGCCGTAGTTACGTTGCGAATGTTTATTAGGAGAGTGTGTCACTGCGTATCGTGCTCAGTCTTCCAAACTGATTACGCGGGTTCGATTCCCGTCATCCGCTCCTTTGAAAACGTTGCAATTCCGCCATTCTTGAGCGTCAGACTGCTGCCATAGCTCAATTTCTACAGCCAACCGAAAATGGCGGAACGCCGCCAAACGCCGCCAAACGCGGAACAACGCGGCAAGCCGCGTTGTTCCGCGCGAAAGGGGATTATCGGCAATCGTCTAATTCCTTCAAGCCCAGAACGCCGTCCAGCGTCTCCATCGCCCTTAGCCGCTCTCCGGCATCCGCATGACGGTAATGCTCGATCATCGCATCGCTGGAATGGCCGACGATCTGCTTGATCATCGAATACGGCACCCCCATGCGCGCCAGAAGCGTCACTATCGAATGCCGCAGCTCATGCGTGGTGCGCCGCTCGGGATGCTCGACCCCGGCAGCGAGAAGCAGCGACTGGAACTCCTCGGAGTCCTCCCTCGGCGTGATGGGCGAACCATCCTCGTGCCGGAACAGGAGGCCAGCAGGATTCGGCCACTGCTCCGTCTCCTTCATGTAAGCGGCCAATAATTGCGCGAGCATGGGCACCAATGGCACGATGCGCCCTGTATGGCTCTTCGGGCGGCTCAGGCACCATCTTCCCCGCACCGGCAGCATGTCGTACCCCTCGGGGACGCGCCACCTGGAATACGGGCAGTCCACGCCCCTTTTCCGCCCGCACGGGTAGCGTCCGTTCTCCGGCTCCCCGCAGCCGTGCGTCTTCGGAATCTCCTGAAGCTTCCAATTGACCTGGTATTCGGCTGCGAGAACGCGCTTGTCCACGCTCTTCACGCTCCTGCGCATGATGGTGCCGGTCCGCTCCACGCCCTGATCGTCGGTGATGGTCACGGTCTGCGGCTCCTGCGTCTCGACCTCGACGGGCACGACCTGCGGCACGAACGCGAGATCGTCTATGCGCGCGCCCAGCGTCTCGCCCTGACGCATCGCGCTCAGTATGCGCATCCACCACCTCGCCTGCCTGACGATGCCGAGGCCCGCCGCCGCGTCGAGCATGGCGCGCACCTGCTGTTCGGTGAACGCCTCGCGCTGACGGGCCAGCTCTTTCGCCGCCACGTCGGAGCTGACGGGGATGACCGCCGCATCGACGGGATTGCTTTTGATGATGCCGTCGGCCACGGCGAGCTTCATGATCTGGCCGAGCGTGGTCTTGATCTTGCGCCGCGCGCTCGTGCCGGCCGGCCCGGTCTCCCGTCCGCGCTTGTCATGGGCCTTCGCGTCGCGCAGGATGCCGGTGACCATCGTCGGCGTGAATTTGGATAGCGGGGTGTCGAGATAGTCGGCGAGATGCACGTACACGGCGGTCTCGTAGGTCTGGTACGACTTGTGGTCCACCATCTCCATCTTGGTCTTGAGCCATTGCCGCGCGTACTTGCCGAGGGTCGCGTGCCGGTCGGCGGCTACGCCGTAGTCGCGTATCTCCTTGAGCATGTCGCGCGCCTTGGCTTCGCATTCGCGCCGGGTGGGCGCTTCGACCGTGCGCTGCCTGCGCGCCCCAGTTCTGGTCTCACCGACATCGATCTTGGCCCGCCAGACCGTGTACTCCTTCTCGGTCCCGTCCCTGATACTGCGTTTCTTGGCTACCCTGAACGGGTTTATTCGTCCGTTGGATGCTTTGCGGTGCGGCATTCGCGTCTCCCATCACAGTGGTACCACAGTGGTACCACAAACAAGTGTGTATCAAGTGTATGGCACCTGCATAATGGGAATGGCCGGAATCGTTGGTATTTCAACGTTTCCGGCCATTTGGCTGGTGCCCCCGCGGGGATTCGAACCCCGGACACGCTGATTAAGAGTCAGCTGCTACGGAACCCGCGGGCCAAAATGCCGATGCGCCCCAACCGCTTGCGCGACAAGGGCTAAGACCAATCCTAGCACGCGCACGAAAACCCCCGGAAACACGAAAAGGTACCACAGTGGTACCACAAAATCACAGGCAAAGGAAAAGCCCCGCCGAAACGGGGCTATGCAACGGGACGGCGTGGTCAGTCGTTGAGGTGCTGAACGGCGTAATCGGCTTCCGACGAGGTAAACTTGTCGCCATCCTGACTGGTGAGCTGATCGTGGATCGCAGCCGGTGACATCGACATCTGCGACTGGTACTGCTTCGCAGTGGCAAGCGCGTTGGCGTTGTAGTCCGCCTTGAGATTGTCCACGGCGTACTGTGCCGCCGCAGCCGAGAACTTGTCGCCGTCCGCGCTGGTCAGCTGATCATAGATGCCCTGACGGCTCATATACATGGAGTCGGAGTACTGACCGGCAGTGGTCAACGCGCTCGTATACTCGGCTGGAACCGACGCCGTGGCGCTTTTGCTGGGGGTCGCGCTCGCAGGGGCTTTCGCGCTGCTGCTGGCTGGTGCGCTCGCGGATGAGGTGGTGCCGGTGCTGCTGGCCGTCGAACCCGAGTTGCCGGACGTGGCTATCGAGTAGATGACGAAAACCGCGACGATTACCAGCAGCCAGAACCACACGCGCTTGAGGAGAGGCTTCTTCGCCTTCTTCCGTGGTCCCTGTGGTTGTGTCGGCTGTTGTATTGGTTGCTGAGCTTCGCTCATGATTATTCCTTCCTCATTCTCGGGCGCTGTCGCCCGGGAAAATCATAACGCGACACGCTGGTTTGGCGTGCTGTGTTTGTCTTGTTTCCGTCGTAATCTCAAATCACTTGTTCGAACAAAATGTGAAGACGTTCGAACAAAGTGTGAAGACAATGTAATGGGGCTTGCCAATCCCGGTAAGAACAAACAAGCCCCGATGAGACACACCCGGAGGTGCGCGATGTAATCTTACTACTTCCTTTCTATTATCCCGCGAGCCTTATCGATTAGGCCAAAGGCATTGCCAAGCCCGAAGTGCTTGGCCAATACGTCTATATCCTCGGTGGTCCAAGGTTGCAAGCCTTTGATCCTCGTGGATACGTAGCTTTGCGACCTGCCTAGCAGCTTTCCCACCTGTTCTTGGGATAGTCCCTCGGCTTCGATCAGCCCGCGCGTGGTTTCCGCTATTACCTTTGTCGTGGCACTTACGGGTGCCATCTCATTGTTTCTAACCACGTCTTCATGATACCGCATATGCGTTAAATATGCAACACGTGTCGCATTGTGAGATGGGAAGAAATCCTAGACGCGCGACACGCCGTAACGCATATGCGTTGACAACCACAATAAACATTGTAATAATGTAATCATTGATTACCGCATATGCGGTAGAAAGGAGAAAACCAATGGCAACGTTCCAAGAGGCGATCTCGTCAGCAGTCCGAACCCAGACGGCGCGTCTGGGTCTACAGAACAAAGAGGTGGCCAAGTCAATGGGATTGAGCCGCGACGCGTTCTGGCGGCGGCTGTCGAATCGAGTTCCGTGGGATTCCGAAGATTTCGAGAAGCTCGCTCACTCGCTCGGCCTCGCCACTTCATGGGAACTGCTCGACCTCGCAAGACAAGAGCAGAAGCTCGCAGCATAAAAAAGCCCCGCTGCAACGGGGCTCATATGAAAGGAATCTAATGAACAGTCTAGTGAAACCCTTCGATTTCAAGGGTACCCCAATCCGGGCGCTCGCCGACAAGGATGGCACTCCATGGATCGTGGCGAAGGACGTGTGCGACGTGCTAGGTCTTGCCACCAATCACATTCGCGAGGCGCTTGACGAGGATGAGGTCTCGAACCTCCGAATTACGGAGGTTGGTGAAAACGGCGGCCGTGAACCACTGATCGTATCCGAGTCAGGCTTCTACAAGCTGGTGATGCGCTCACGCAAGCCCGAAGCCAAGGAATTCCAGCGCTGGGTCACCCACGAGGTGCTGCCTTCGATTCGCAAGCATGGCGCGTACATGACCGATGCGGTGATCGAGCGCACGCTGACTGACCCGGACTACCTCATCCAACTCGCCACCCAGCTCAAGGAGCAGAAGGCGCTGATCGCCAGCCAGCAGTCGCAGATCACCGAGCAAGCTCCCAAAGTCCTGTTCGCAAACGCCTTGGAGACATCCAAGGACAGCATTCTGATCGGCCAATTGGCGAAGCTGCTGAAGCAGAACGGCGTGGAGATCGGCCAGAACCGTCTTTATGTATGGCTTCGCGACCACGGCTATCTCAGCTCACGTCGTGGCGACGACTGGAACACGCCAACTCAGAAAGCGATGGGGATGAAGCTCTTCCAGATTCGCACCAACACCGTGATCGGTGCGGATGGAAGACAGTTCGTCAACCACGTCACCCTAGTCACCGGCAAGGGCCAGCAGTATTTCGTCAACAAGTTCCTTACGAAAACCTTGGAGGCGACGGCATGAGCATGAAACGTCTTCTCCGTATCCTGCTGGCGCTCGCCGTCATCACCAACTTCTTGCTCCTCGTGGGCAGTGACGGCAACGTGACGCCCCTGCGCAACATCATCCTGCTAGCTGCCTACTGCGCGAGCGGCTGCGCACTATTCAATCTGACCGGGAAAGGAAAACACGCATGAGCGCGACACCGTTAAAGGAAAGCAACCAGCAAGGAGTCCCAATGACAGATTTTAACAGCAGCGGATTATCAACTGTTTGGAGGTCATGATGGCAAGGAACGCGGTAATCCATATCGTCACTCCATATGAGGAATGGGATCGTGCAACAGCAGCAGAACGGCTCCACATAGACCCTCGTATCTTCGACCGGCGGTTCGGTGACCTCGGGTTCACGCCATTGGATTCGGACGGGCACGAGATACGCATGAAACGCTACCGGAGCACGGACATCGAGAAGGCGTCACGCGAGAGAAGCGTCGAATCATGAGATATTCCGATATCTAGCTCGCCCGCAGTCTCGCGGAAAGCCCGTATCCGCTCGCATGGTTCGAGAACTATCCGAACGCGATCTACCGGTTAATCAAAACACTACGAAACGAAGGAAGAAAAGCATGAGCGCCATATTGCAAAGCAACAGCTTGTTCGCTGTGCGGCGTTTCAAGGCTCGAACGGCGGCGGAGCGCGAGGCCCAGTGGCTCGCCCATCGCAGCCAAGGCATCGGCGGCTCGGATATGGGCACGATCATGGGGCTCAACAAGTATTCGTCGCCCTACGAGCTATGGCTTGAGAAGACGGGTCGTGTCGATCCCAAGGACATCTCGGGACACTGGCCCATCATCAAAGGCAATCTTCTGGAGAATGAGCTGCGCCGCTGGTATCGGCGTAATCACCGCGATCTCAGAGTGGTTTCGGGCACGGATGTGAGCCTCACGTCGAGGGAGCACCCTCATATGATCGCCTCGCTGGATGGTGTTATCGCAGGCGATTCGCGCGGCCTCGGCGTCCTGGAATGCAAGACCGCCAGCGCCTACCGTTCGAACGACTGGTATGACGATGACGGGAACCTGATAGCGCCCTCGTATTACATGGCGCAGGTGACCCACTATCTGGCGGTCACCGGCTTCTCGTGGGGCGTTTTCGTGGCCGACATCGGGGAGTCCAGCCCCGTCGAGGTCGAGTTCACACGCGACGAGGATGATATCGCGGCCGTGGTCAAAGCGGCCGAGACGTTCTGGGGTTTCGTCGAGCGCGACGAGACGCCCCAGCTCACCGGCATGGACGTGGACGAGCTCTACCCGCAGGATGATGGCGATATCGAGGATGCCGATTCGAATGAATTCGACAGTCTCGCGGAAGAGTACACGCGCATCTCAAGCGAACAATCCGAGTTGAAAAAACGGAAAGAGGCCATCTCCAATCAGTTGAAGCCGATGGTCGGTGAGCATTCAGGGTTGAGATCGGCACGGTATCAGGTCACTTACAAGACAACGCATTACAAGGAATCGTTCAGACCGGCTCATGATGCGCGGGTTCTTCGAACGAGTGAGATCAAGGAGAAATGATTATGGGGAACCTATCACAAGCGACACAAGGCCAGCAGATGCAGAGGCTCGACCCAAGCCGCGAGCTCAAGGACATGGTGCGACGCTCATGGCCGCAGATACAGCGAGTCATAGGCAACAACCTCGACCCGGACGCGCTGCTGCAATACTGTATAAGCGCCATAAACCGCGAACCCATGCTCGCGGAATGCACCCCGGTTTCAGTGCTGAGCTGCTTCATGCAGTGCGCAGCTCTTGGCCTGAAGCCAAGCAATGTTGACGGTCTGGGACAGGCGTACATCCTTCCGTATGGCAACAAGAACTACAAGACGGGGCAGAAGGAAGCCACGTTCATTATCGGATTCAAGGGCATGCTCAAGCTGCTTGAGAACAGCGGTATATACGCGCAGCCGAGAGCGGTGTACAAAGACGACGGGATAACGCTCACCCTAGGTGACGACGGCAACCCAGTCATCAAGTGCCCCGAGTCGGTCAACCTCGACGCCGACCACTCGGTGGAAAACCTTTCGTTCGTTTATCTTTCCGTCGCGCTGCCGAACGGAGGAAGATATGCGGACTATATGAGCGCGAAGGACCTTGCGTCCTACCGCGAGCGCTTCGCTCCGCGCAGCAAGTACAAGGGGAATCAGATCACGGGCCCGTGGGCGACGGATTTCGTTGCAATGGGTCTAAAAACGCTGATACGCCGATCGTTCAAATATCTTCCAGTGACCGTCGAAGCGAAGAAATCCACAGTAGTGGACGAGACCACGCCCGACTATTCGGACGTGTTCCGCCCTGTCATCGACGACGAGCCTCAGGCGGCAATCGAGGCCGCGCCGGAAGCGCAGGAGCCGGAAGCAGCCGAGGCTACGCAGACAGAAGAGGCTCACAATGCTTGATCCGATTGGTTTCGCGCATCCGCGCATGGGCGGGAAGAACACCATCAACGGTATCGCCGGAGTCGCATTCAGCGGAATGACACAACGAAAGGAACGGAAGATGAAGGACGGCAATGAGGTCCCATTATCCGAAGCGGAGCGTCCGCGTCTGAAGGCGCCGACCGATCCTGGGTTTTACAAGGACAAGTACGGTGCCATCTGGAAGAAGAGCACCGCCCCGCTCCCATGGCAGAAGCTCACTGCTAACGACGGCACCATCCTAGATGACGTGAGTCGTTACTCCCTCGCTGAAAACGTCGCTGCATCTTATGAGTTCAAGACGGTCACTATCAACGAGGAGCCCACGTCGTGCTGACGAATCAACTCATCAAGCACCACTGCGAGATCTGCCACCGTCCTGACACGGGCGTGGACAGATGCCCTCACGCCATCGAAAAACGCTATCAGTGCCCACAAGACCCTGAGCGGCTGAAACGCCGCGAAATCATCAAACACATCGGAAGCTGAAGGAAAAACAATGAGCATACCAACTTTGACGATCACCGGGAATCTCGCCGGTGACCCGGAGGGCGGCACTGGCCGCAACGGCAAGGCGTTCGCGCATGCCACGATCATCGCCCAGTCGCGCCGTCAGGACCAGTCCGGCCAGTGGGTGGACGGGGACAGGTGCCCGATGCGCGTGAGCTGCTTCGGCGCTTTGGCCGAGCATGTGATGGCGAGCCTTGCCAGGGGCATGCGCGTCATCGCCGTAGGGCGCATGCGGCAGACGCAGTATCAGGCGAAGGACGGCAGCACGCGCTACTCGATGGAAATGACCGTGGACGAGATCGGGCCGAGCCTGATGTATGCGACAGCGCAGGTGGTCAAAGAGCAGCGGGGCCAGCAGGGCAATGGCCAATGGCAGCAGACGCAGCAGGCTACGCGCAACCATGCGCCAGCATCCAGCCCGGCTAAGGATGATCCGTGGGGCGCGCCACAGCAGAGCGGCTTCAACGGCGACGGATTCGTGGGAGGCGACGATGACGAGCCAGCCTTCTAGGAATTTGCCGAAGCACGCGGTCTCCTTCCGCGCGAAGCTCGGGCGCAGCGGCAATCAGCTGCTGCTCTCAGTGACCGAATCCTATGCGGTCGGGCCGGTAGCGAACACGACGCGCATCTACCGCCTGTACCCGGACGATGCGGTAAAGCTCGCCAGGCAATTGGCTGAGGCCGTGCAATCCATCGGCAACCCGGAGGCTGATTATGCGAGTTACTAGAGAGACGCCGGTAGGCGTTCCTGGCGGTGTTCTTCCGTTATGGCAGTTCGTCGACCTGTTGCGGCGTTTGGAGTGGTCGGACGACCAGATTCGGCTCGTACTGCATTTCGCCGACGAACGAAAGATGAGGAAGGTGCTTGGGGAATGAACGTAGGCGATGAGACTTCGAGTGAGACGCCGCCTGACGTGCAGCCCACATGCCCGCAAGGCCATTATCTCAACGTGCTGGGCGACTGCCCGCAATGCGACCAGGAAGCGCGTGAAGATGCCGTGGAGCAGCGGTCGCTGGACGAGTGGAAGGGGATGGTGGCATGAGCGACTTGTTGACTCCGGGCGACGTTCAGGCTAAGCGGTTCAGCACGCACCGGTTCATCGAGGGATACGACATGGACGAGGTCGACGACTTCTTGGATCAGGCTGCCGACACGATCCTGCGACTGTCCGCCACACTGCGCGAGAGGGAGGCTAGGGAATGACTAGAAACAGGTCGAGTGCGAAGGCGGCTGGTCGTGCGATGGAGAAAGCCGTGCAGGATTACCTGCAATGGGCTTTGCAGGACGAGCGCATCATGCGTATGCGCTTGCATGGCGCCAAGGATATCGGCGACGTGGGCAACGTGTATTTCCACGGTGAGCGGGTCACTCTCGAAGTGAAGAACACCAGCAAGACGGGTATCGCAGGCTATTTGAGCGAGGCGGAGGATGAGGCTGGCAACAATGGCAGCCCGTATCCCATCGTCGTGCAGAAGCGTCGTGGAGTCGGCATCGATTCCATGGCTGGCATCGGGAACCAATACGTATTCATGACCCTGTCAACGCTCGCTCGCTTGTTGAACAGCGGGATTGAACTAGGGCCGGATAAGAAGGAGGACAGCGATGAGGATACGGAGCATCAAGCCCGAGTTCTGGCGCAGCGACGACATTGACGCACTGTCAGTGTTCGACTGCTATTCAGGTCCGCTCCCATCACAGCGAGTTTGCGATGAATTGATCCCAACTAAGTACGCTCGTGGGTTTGTGTATTTTGCGTTTTGCGGCGATGAACTTTCTTATATTGGGAAGACCTGGCATGTGAAAGACAGGCTGGATAAGCACAGACGCAAGGCGTGGTGGCATCTAGTTACATGGCTTGAAGTAGTTGGTTTGGATATGAATGATTTTTATGAGACCGAGATTCGAGAAGGATTTCTTGAGGCTCTCTGTATCGCCAATCTCAATCCATCACGGAATATTTCAAGGCCTAAGCACTATATGAATAGGGAATTGACGGTGACATATGGCAAGGATTAGGACAATCAAGCCTGAGTTCTGGCGGTCTCCATCAACTGCGAAAGCGTCTCCATGGGCAAGACTCCTTTATATAGCGATGTGGAATTGGGCCGATGACCACGGACGCGCAGAGTGGACTCCGATGGAGCTGATGGCGTTTGCTTTCCCACACGACTCGGAATCTCCGACGTTTATCGCGGAATTTCCGCGCATTCTCACGGAAGTTGCAAACACCTTTTCGGTGGAGTTCTACACCAACGACAACCGTCGTTTTTATTCGATCACCCGGTGGGATGAACACCAAAGGAACGAACGTCGAGCATCATCTAGGCTCCCCGGTCCAAACGATTCAGAATCGGCTCCAGATAAGGAGTTCTACGGCAATCAAGGTTTTTCCGACGACCGTCACGGAATTTCCGTTCACAGCGACGGAAACACAGCGACTGGAACAGGGGAACAGGGGAACAGGGGAACAGGGGAACAGGGTATAAACATTCCCGCGAAACAAGTTTCACGGTCGCCCGCATATTCCGAAGAATTCGAATTCTTCTGGAAGACCTACCCGTCCTTCCGGCGCAAAGAGAAACCCAAGGCATGGGCAGAGTGGAAAAAAGCCATCAAGCGGGCATCACCCAATCAGATCATCAATGGGCTGCAAGCGTATCTGACCGGCGATGTGACCTATGCGCCCTACCCCGCGAAATGGTTGAAAACCGACTCATGGAATGACGGACCAGACATCAGCCAGCGGATGCGGTCTGGAGGGATCGTCACCCGCACGCAGAGAGCTCAGGCCGAGTGGGACAACGACCGGCGCATACTCGCCCAGCTCGAAGCCGAGGAAGCCAGCCAACGGAGAAACGAAGGAGGCAATCATGCTATCGAAGACCGACGCCTGGAAGCTCATGACCGCCATCAAACACCTTGACGGCCGCAGCGCCGACATCGACGACGCAGTGCTGTTCGCTGGAGTCGTCAACAGCAGCGTCGACACCGACTACGGGCATGCTATGAGCGCTGTCGCCGAATGGTACGGGCGCCGCCATGACTTCGGGCGCATACAGCCGGGCGACGTGGTGGAGATCGTCAAGTCGCGCCGTCCCAGCTCGCGCCTGTCTGAGGCTGAGATTGGGCGCATGCTGGAGCCGCTCGACCTGAGCTCCGATGAGCAGTGGGCGGCCAGGCGCGCGTTGATCGCCAATGCGAACGCGGGCATGAGCCGCGAGCAGGCTCTCGCCAAGGCGCTCGAATCGGCGCGAGGCCACTTGCTTCCAGCAGCACCGGAAAAACCCAAACCAACCAATAACCACCATTTCGCCGGGCGCTTGCAGCTCAACGACATCATCGGAAAGGACACGAAATGACAGAAACGGCCCTAGGAGCGCCCAGTAATCAAGAGAGCGATAACTTACCGCATTCAACAGGAAACACGCAGGACACCCCCATTACGCAAGCCTCAGAGCATGAAGCGTCTAATGACACGCATGTGGTTTACACGCCAGACATCGATGAGGCGCGAGGCTACTATGACCCATCATGCGCGTCTAGATTCCACGGATTCTTTTCGAATCCTGACCGGCGTAATGCGGACTACGCCAAGCTCTCGCAGGAAATCCATGCCGAGTTCGACCAGATGATCGAGACTGTGCGCCACAACGCATGGGAAGAAGGGCACGAGCGCGGGTGGATGGACGCTATGGAATCAGTCCAGTCGGACACCATGGCCTCAAGACTGCTCGCAGGAGCGACGCCAAACCCTTATGAAAACTACGAAACCAAGGAGACGAAATGAGCAACATGATGCAGGGAAGGTATGTGCCGACGACAGAGGACGTGTGCAATGGTTTTCGAGGCGACCCTCGGAAATTCGAGCAGGCCGGAGAGCCGATAGACGCAATCGGCTCGAACTACGGGTCTAAATGCTATGCGGCTTTCCATCGTTGGCTGGCCGAGCATGACAAGCGTATACGACGGGAGGCGCTGACGGCGACGGACGATGAGCTGGCCGTCATGGAGGCAGCCTTCGACGCCTCCATCAACGACCGGGAGGACGACGGCATAGGAGCAATGGGCATCGGATTGAAAGCAGTAGCTAAATACCGACAGGAGCAGCAGCAATGAGTATCGCAACAGATGAAGCGGAGCAGTGGGCGCAATCTAGGTATTTCGGTTCTTCCCATATTGAGCGCCATGACGGGCATGCCGTGTCTGTGCAGAATTACCCGCAGAAGGTCAGATTGAGGGCTGAGGGGTATGTCGCTGGTCGTACCGCCGAGCCTACGGAAGAGGAAGTGAAAGCCGTGGCAGACGAGTTAGCAGCATGGAATTTCGATGTCGCGATGAACTCAGGCGCAACAATACATGGCGCTTCCGCTGATTTCAATAGTCGCTCTTTCGAGTTGCTTGCCAAGCGTGTGTTGAACGCTGCTCGCAAAGCGGTGACGGAGAGCCAGGAGCGTGAATTATGAAGCAGTCAACGATCGACATGATCCTCAAATGGGCCGATTCCGGTTACTCGCCGGAGGAGACCGCGCACCTGCTCAAACAGCCCATCGCGCTCGTCAAAGCCGTCATCGAAACCGCGCGTGACAAGGGGCCGTACTTTTGAGAGACCAACGCAAATACGCAGAATACCAGCGCGAATACCAGCGCGAATACCGGAAAAGGAAGCGCGAGGAGAAGATGCTCGCCAACCTCGAAGCGCGCGAGCTCCCGACCGTCAAGGTCGACATGGACGATCACGAAACCTACCTGCTCATCCAGCGAATGCGCAAACCACGACGCGATGCCAAGCCCAAGGAGGATGCATGATTGATCTTCTCGAACGGATCGGCGCCATAGCCGAGGAATGCAGGCAGCAGGCCCAGGTATACCAGCAGCAGCACGACGACAAACAGTCCACCGCGCACCGGTACGCCGCAAGCATGATCGACAACGCGAAACGAATACTGGAGGCAGCGCAATGATCAGGCATGCCCTACCGCCCAAATGGGACGGGAACCCGGTCATCTGGGACAAGTGGATGCCCATAGATGGTCTCACATTCGGCGGCGGAATCTCGAAACTGGGCTGGCGCGGCTGCAAGCAATGCCACACCCGCGTCCTTCCCCGCATGATCAACGGCCAGGTCTGCGACCACAAGCCACACTCACTCGTGCTGTTACGATGCATGACCTGCGGATACACCACCGTCATGGAGATCGACGACGCAGACGAGGGCGATGTCTGGAATGAATGGATCCTCGAAGAAAACGACTACGGAGACGAAGGCAGCACTTACTGCCAGCAAGGGGAACTGATCCTATGAGCGAACTATCGAAGTGCCCCGTGTGCGATGGCATGGTGCGCGGTGGAGTGCTATGCCGTCAGCATCGCACTGAGCTTGCCGACGCATTGCACGGCCTGCGCCTCGGCATCTACGAGCTGACCGCCATAGCACGCCGCGAGGTCAAACTGGGCGGACGCAGCCAAGGCCACTCGCACCCCGCCGAAGCGCCCACACCACTCGACCTCGCTGCCGCCGACCTCATCGATCAGGCGTCCGACACGCTCAGCCAAGCAGCAGCCAGCATCAACAGGTACGGCGGCAAGCCCCAGCAGCTCATACGCCTATGCATCAGCCACGTCGCCGAGCTCGCCAGCGCACCCGACTGCAAGACCACCTATCGAGAAGTCACCGCCATCGCAGCCAAAGTCAAACGGCGCACCACTTCAAGCGAAGACATGATCATATTTGGGCCATGCCTATCGGACGTCTGCCGACGCCCCGTACGCGCGCCAAAAGGAGCCAAGGAAGCCCAATGCGAATACTGCGGCAGCATCTGGAACGTCAAAGCATTGCAGGATGCGAGACGAGCCAGATTGCGCAATGACCCCACCGATTCCCAAGGACACGACCGCACGCTCACGTGCACGCCAGCACAAGCCGCCGCATGGATACGACAAGAAACCAACCTGCCAGCAAAACGCTCGAACGTATCCAACTGGCTCACGCGAGGCGACCTCCCCGCCAGCAGGAGCATAGGAGGCGGCAAGTGGACGTTCAACCCGATCGAACTCTTAGATTGCGTCGAGCGAATGCGGTGACACGCCCAAGCAAATTACACCAATGTCATTCGATTGCGGTATGTTTGTATTATTGATTTCAGTGTATGCAGGGCCGGTAGGAATACCGGCCTTTCGCATGCGAGCGCAATAGGCTTAACCAGAAACCCCATCCTGCAAATCTTGCAGGCATGGAACGGGCACGGTGCAACTCCATGCAAGCCGACCAAACATTCTTGCCGTCATATAGCGGGCGGCAAAAAACTGAATCCGGACTCCGAAACCGGGTAACAAATGCGAAGAACAGTGAAGTACCTCTGTGGTCGGTTAGGCGACTCCGGCTCCATGCCGGGTATGCGGGTTCGATTCCCGCCAGAGGAACTGGCAACACATCTATGAAGTGCTGCCTAACGCAGACACGCTCCGGTGCGTCCGGGGCGCATGTCGCTGGCGAACGTTGACATAGCAATGCGAGCCAGTACCAGCAGGCAAGCTCAAATGGATAACTCCGAGAGCAGTATCCAAGCCTCTGCCTGCACATTCTTGCCTGGTTGTCTTTACAACCTTTCCCCACCAGGCACCCACTTGCCCTGCCTCGCCACAACATTCAGCGCCCCGGCAGACGAGAGCAGGGCAACACCACCTAGGAGGCGAGCGCATGGCAACGAAGAAGCGCGTCAGCACGCGAGCATTCCAGAAACAACGCGATCAGTTCTTCGCGCAAGGGCAACGCGACAATGAACCATGCTGGCTATGCGGACAACCCATCGACTACGCAGCAAAGCCCGGAAGCACCGACGACTCACACGAACTCGACCACTACGTCCCCGTATCAGTCGACCCAACAATGCAATACGACCCAGCAAACTTCAGGCACGCCCACAAAATATGCAACGTGCTACGAAGCAACAAGCCACCCAAGCTCAGCCTCGGCACACACAGCAGACAATGGTACTAAGGATTGGATAATGCGTAAAGGTTTCCAAACAAACGAGCACCTCCATTGCAGAGTCGAAAACAGTGTTGTCATTGATCACAATGGCTGTTGGATATGGCAGAAACATCTGGACAGAGACGGATATGGGCTTATATCAATCAGACATAAGCTATACGCTGCACATAGGATTTCCTATTGTGCATTCATTGGTGATATTCCAGCAGGACTACAGCTTGACCATCTATGTAGAAACAGAGCTTGTGTAAACCAAGACCACCTTGAACCTGTAACAACACAAGAGAATACAAGACGCGGCGTCGCAGCAAGAGACTGTTGCAGAAACGGCCACCCGATCACACAAGAGAACAGTTATATTACTCCAAACGGGTACAGGGTATGCAAAATATGCCGAAGAATAACCCAAACAAAATGGAGAGAGAAACATTTTCAAAGAGCTGCCCACCCCAGGGGCGTTGACATCGCTGGAAACCTGTCCGGCGGCTTACTTTCCGCGTGACGGTGTTCCCCTCTCCCCGAACTTTTTACATGGGGTCGCGCGCGAGACTGGTTAAGGTTAGACATGGCAGCAAAATTTGAGTTTTTGAGCGTTGCTGATGCGTTTGAACGCTCTTTGCGTAACGCTTCCGGGCTTTCTGCTAAGAATTCTGCGCTTGTGGCGGCATCGAGAGTACTTGCCAAGCGGATTGACTTGATTTCCGATAACGGTTTCGTCGATCAAAACGGAAAATTGGACAATGTCACCATTCCGACGTTTCTGAAATACTTGCAGGCGCTCGGATTGACTGTTGAGGTGGCTCAGAAAGCGCCTGCGAAGTCAAAATCTGGCTCTCAGATTGACATGCTCTCGGCATTTCGTGAGAAACACAGTAAAACAGGCTAGTTACATCTGTTGGACCCACTGTATTGCATATATGCCAAGCATGAGAACAAAAAGCGACACGATTATTCCGGCGATCGCGATCCCCATGCCTCTTCTGACTCCTGTGGCGCGACAGGATACGGCTCCAACTATCGAAAAGACGATGGCGGCGAATGCAGCTATGCTTCCCAGTCCAGCGAATATGCCAGCCCCACGTATTGCTACCGCAATCATTATCAGCAGAAATGCGACGATGCCGAGAATGAGACCGGTGGTTGCGCTTGACGATCGTGGCTTTTGCTGAATTGATGTCGGAGCTGATGCTGGAATCGGTTCTTGTTGTGGTTGCATGTTGCTCTCTTCTTTCAAGGTGGTGGTTCCATGTCTTCACAGCGGTTTGGGAATATGGAGCCTCGTATTTGGACCCGTCCTTTACGAAAGCTTACACCTGAGACTTCTCTTGGTTTCGAGGTCATTGATTTCGCACGTGCGATCTTGGGTATTGAGCTTCGTCCGTGGCAGCAGTGGTTGTTGAAGCATGCGTTGGAGCTGATGCCTGACGGGTCGTATCGTTTTCGTCGCGTGATTGTGCTTGTCGCTCGTCAGAATGGCAAGACGATGCTGGCGAGTGTCCTCGCCTGCTGGTGGCTGCTTGTGGATTCGTTGCGTCATCCAGAGCGTGTGCCGCCCGTGAAATTTAAAATCGTCGGTACTGCCCAGAATCTGGATATTGCGCGTGAGCCTTGGGCGCAGGTGAAGATGTGGTGTGATCCTGAGCCTGATACCGAGGAGGCTGAGGATCTGGCGATTCCTGCTTTGCAGGGGAATACCGCGAAGGTTTCGGATACGAACGGCAAGGAGTATATCCAGTCGAAGAAGCTTGCACAGTATGAGATTCGTGCGGCGAAGAACGCTCGTGGAAAGCCTGCTGCCCGTGTGCTGATGGATGAGCTTCGTGAGCAGCAGACGTGGGTGGCGTGGAATGCGACTTCCCAGACCACGAAGAGCTTCTGGAGCGGGCAGTTGTGGGGTATCTCCAATACGGGGGATGGGACCAGCGTGGTATTGAAAGCTCAGCGAGATGCCGGTCTCGCTCAGATTGCCGAGTGGGACAAGTATGTGGGGGCCGGTCTGCAGAGTTCCCAGGAGTATGCGAATTCGCATGATGTGAGTATCGGGTTGTTCGAATGGTCCGCTCATGACGGGTGTGCGTTGGATGATCCCGATGCGCTATGCCAGGCGAATCCGAGCATTGGCTTCGGTGGTATGACGGTGCAGTCTCTGGCTTCCGATGCGGCAGGTATGACCGAGGCTGGTTTCCGTACTGAGGTGCTATGCCAGTGGGTTACCGCCGATGTGGACACGTATCTCGATCCTGAGAAGTGGAAGCGAGGCAGTGACGCAGGCTCTTCCATCGAGGAAGGCGGAAGAATCGTTCTTGGCATAGACACTACCGCGGATGGTTCGGTCACGTGGGTGGCTGCCGCTGGTCTGCGTTCTGATGGCTTGCCTCACGTGGAGGTGGTGACTCGTAGGGATGGGATGATGTGGGTTCCCAACCTGCTCAAACGCATCCGTGACACCACCGGTGCCAATGAGGTTGCCATCCAGGGGCGTGGCTGTCGTGCTGTGGATCTGATCGACCCCTTGGCCGAGCTTGGCTTCCAGGTTGATTCAATAGACGGGCCTCGTCTGGGGGCGTCCACGGGCCAGTTCCGTGACCGTGTACGTGAGGAAAAGCTGCGTCACCTGCCCCAGCCTGCGATCGATGAGGCAGTATCCGCTGGAATCGCACGCAAGCTCGGTGATGTCGAGGTGTGGGATCGCAACAACTCCATGATGGATATCTCAGGGCTGATCGCGGAGACGTACGCATTGTATGGGCTTGAGATGTTCGAAGCTTCGAATTCTTCGATGACCGCTTCCGCTTATGCGGAGCATGGTCTGATGGTTCTCTAGGAAGGGGGGATCGTGTGAGTGTTTGGTCCACTATTTCGGGCTGGTTCAATCGTCCCCTGGTAAACATCACTTTCACCCAGGATGATGTGACTCAGGTGCTGGGGCAGTCTCCGGCGGAACTCTATGCCACACAGCCGCATCTTCGCACGGTCATCTCATTCATGGGAGACAACGTCGCACAGGTCGGATTGCAGCTGTTCAACCGTGAATCCGATACGAACAGGATACGTATTACTGACGATCCACTGAACGCTTTGCTGAATAGGCCGAATCCGGACATGACGCAGTTCGAACTTTTGCGTTCACTGGTGTGCGATATCGCGCTCTATGACGTCGCATACTGGATCGTGGTACAGGCTGATTCCCCCTCGGGGTGGATGATCCGCCCGATCCCTCCATCGTGGGTAACAATGAAGAAGCAGGGAGACGTGTTCTCCCCGCAGGTGTTCACGGTCGATCCCGAGCAGGGGCATGCAGTCGACATCAAAGCCGAGGACATGATCGTATTCCACGGGTGGAATCCCTGCGACCCAGCGTCCGGAGTCTCACCTATCAATGCGTTGAAGGACGTGGTGGCGGAGCAGATTCAGGCGTGGTCATACCGCACGCAGATGTGGAAGCGTGGCGGTCGCATCGGCATGTACTTGTCGCGTCCGAAGGATGCGCCGAATTGGGATGACAAGGCCCGTGAACGTTTCCAGAGGGATTGGAAGGAATACCAGGACAACGGTGGCAAGGCTGGTTCAAGTCCACTGCTTGAGGATGGCATGACCATGAACCGCGTCGGGTTCTCGGCTCGCGAGGACGAGTTCTCGGAAGTCACGAAGCTCTCACTCCAGACCGTTGCCCAGGTGTATCACGTGAATCCCGTCATGGTCGGCATCCTCGACAACGCGAACTTCAGCAACACCCGTGAGTTCCGCAAGATGCTCTACTCGGAGACATTGGGGCCGTTGATGCAGATGGTGCAGGACCGTCTCAACACGTTCCTCGTTCCCAAAGTGAGCACCGCCAGCAACCCATATCTGGAGTTCAACATCCAATCGAAGCTCGCCGGTGATTTCGAGGAGCAGGCGAGTGTGCTGTCCACCAGCATCGGCGCTCCCTGGATGACGGTGAACGAGGGGCGCGCAAGGCAGAATCTTCCTGAACTTGATGGCGGGAATCAACTCGTGGTACCACTCAATGTAACCAAAGGTGGCCAGTCCAGCCCGCAGGATGGCGGGGAACCCATTCCGGCCGAGGTTGAGGATGTGGTGAAACGCTGGTTTGCGCGCATGAAACGTTCCAATAGCTCCCGTAAGGCAGCTGGTGAAAGTATCGATTGGAAACGTTGGGAACGTGAGCTGCAAGCCGACCTCGTGTCTTCCGGTATTGACCAGTTCAATGCGGGCATGCTCGCAAATCAGGCGAATGCTGCGGCGATGAAATATTTTGACAGTAAGGAAGCATAGCCATGAAGCTCAAGGACATGCCGGTATCGTTCAGGACCGACGGTGACGATCTGGAGGATGGCCAGTTTCTGGTCTACCCCTCGACGTTCACGCGGAAACCTGACTCGTATGGTGACGTCGTAGCAAAGAATGCGTTCGATGATACCATCCAGCAGTGGAAGCAGTCGGGGAACGTGATGCCGATCATGTACGGGCATCGCATGGACGACCCTGATTTTAATGTCGGCGGCGCGATTGACATGGGAACCGACGATCACGGATGGTGGGTCAAGGGCCAGTTCGACATGGACTCTCCAAAAGCAGCCCAAGTGTACAGGCTGGTGAAGGGCAAGCGGCTTTCGCAGCTTTCATTCGCGTTCGACGTGCTCGATGAAGGAACTGTGGAACTGGATGATGTGACCACAGCCAATGAGCTGAGGAAGCTCAAGGTGTATGAGGCCTCGTTCGTCCCAGTCGGAGCGAATCAGGACACGTCGATCGTGGCGGTCAAGTCGGCTGCTGACATGCTCACTGCCGAGGTGAAGTCCGGACGGGTTATTTCCGCGAAGAATGAGAGTTCTCTTCGTGAATCCGTGTCCCAGATTACTGCGGCAGCGGAAAGCCTGAACAATGTCCTGTCCCAGTTGGATGGGGAGAAAACCAATCTTGATGTGGATGAAGCCAGCGGTAATGCCAAGGCCAAGACCGAGGAGCCTGAACAGGCCAAGGCCGAGGAGCTGAAAGCCAATCCGTCCGTGGAGGCCATGTCGCAGTTAATACACATCTATGAGCAATTGGCTCAGGAAGGGGATTCACAATGAATCTCAAGGAGAAACGCGCTGCGGCACTTGCCAAGGCGCAGAAGTTCAACGACCGGATCGAGAACGGCGAGGAACTCGGCGAAGAGGATGTCACCGCTTTGAAGGGAATTCTCGCCGAAGTGAAGGACTTGGACGCACAGCTGGCCAAGGCTGCTGAGAAGAAGACCCTGCTCGATCAGCTCGGTTCCCTCGGCAAGAAGGAATCCAAGGTCGACAATGAGGCCAAGTCTGGCGTGATCGACGCCAAGACTCCAGGCGAGTTCTTCATGAAGAGCTTGAAGAACGCTGGTATGACCGTTCTCGACACGAAGACCCGTGGATTCCAGACCACGGAGTTCAAGTCCGCAACCGACGTGCAGCATGTCGGCCAGGCGACAGGCGCTTTCGGACCTTTGGTTACCGACATTGACACGAACTTCGTCATGCCATACCAGCGTCCGCTCATGTTCGCCGACATTCTCGGATCGGGCACGGTTTCCGGCAACAGCATCAAGTATCCGGTGTTCGGAGCGCTCGAGGGGTCCACGGCATTCGTGGCCGAGGGTGGCGCGAAGCCTCAGATTCATTTGGCTGACCCGACATGGGTGACCGATTCTCTGGCTGAGGTTGCGGGATTCTTCAAAATCACCGATGACATGGCTGAGGATGCCGACTATGTGGTGTCCGAGATCAACTCGACCGCACTCTATGATCTGCAGCTGCGTGAGGAACTTGCCTTGCTGTCCGGGGACGGCACCAGCAACTCCATCAAGGGTGTGCTCAGCCGCGACGGCATCCAGACCGTGGCGAATGCCACAGGCGAGAAGGTCAGCGATCCTGATCTTATCTTCAAGGCCATCACCGCGGTGCAGGAGGTCACCGGTTTCGCTGCTGACGGCATCGTCATCAACCCCGCCGACTATCAGACCATCCGCCTGTCCAAGGATGCGAACGGTCAGTACTTTGGTGGCGGTTTCTTCGCTGGTCAGTACGGCAATGGTGGAATCATGCAGCAGCCATTGCTTTGGGGTCTGCGTACCGTCGTGTCCGCCAGCATCCCGAAGGGCACTGTCGTCGTCGGCGCGTTCTCAACCGCCGCGAAGGTGTTCCGCAAGGGTGGCGTACGCATTGAATCCACCAACTCGCATGGCGATGATTTCACCAGCGACCAGATCACCGTGCGTCTGCGCGAACGTCTCGGGATGCAGGTCAAGTATCCGGCAGCCATCGCCAAGGTGACTCTTGGCGCTGCGGCATGAGGTGATCGCCGATGATGAAATCCTATGAACTCAACGGCCGCACCTTCCTGTATAGGGAAGGTCAGCAGCCGAAAGACGCGGTCGAGGTTGTACAGCGAGCACCAGAGAACAAGGACGCGTCAAAAACGGTGAAGCGCAAAACCTCCACCGTCAAGCAAGAGAAGTGAGGTGACGGGGCGATGGCTGAAACGATTCCAGACCTGGTATCCAGTGACACGACGGTGGACTCATCGATCTGGCTCAAGGCCGCACAGCAATCCGTGCGATCCTACTGCGGCTGGCACATCGCCCCAAACATCGAACAGACCCTGAAACTCGACTCCTACGGCGCTCGCACCCTGCTGCTGCCATCCATGCACGTCACCGACATCTCAAGCCTGCTGGTCAACGGCGTTGAAATGAAGGACAGCATCGATTGGGGCATCGCAGGGACCGTGCGCCTGCGTGAAGGATGTTTCCCCGACTGTCCAGGAGCCGTACAAGTCACGCTGTCGCACGGTTTCGATGCCGGTGAAGTCGCAGACGTGACATCGCTGATATTGAAGCTCGCGCAACGCGGTTCGACTGGCCCTGGAGTTATCGGTTCGCAGTCCACGAACGGTTCGAGCGTCACCTTCATCACAGCAGGCGGAGCACCATTGAGCATTCCGCTCCTGCAGATTGAGAAGAATGCGTTAGCGCCGTACAGGCTGACATGGGGGGTGTCATGAGCACCGCGATCGACTACGTACAGCAGAATTCAACGTTTTCGCTGCGGTACACGGAACAGTTCACACGTCAGCGTAGAAAACAGGTCGTTGACCCATACGATCCAGATAGCAGCACGCTTGGAGATTGGACCGACACGGACGATCTGCAAGTGAACGGCGCCCTGGCATCTCTTACGAGTACCGAACAGGATGATGCGGTACGCAGCGAGGTGCTCAGCACCGCACAGTTCGTTTCAGACATTCCCGATCTTGATGTCAGACGTGGCGACCGACTACTGGCTTCTGATGGGCGCAAATGGAACGTGGTCGGCTATCCGACTCGTGACATGAACGCCTTCACCGGCTGGCAGCCCACGCTGGTGGCCGCATTACAGGAGGTGGTCGGCTGATGGCAAGTTTCCATGGAAACACCGTCGTGAATCTCAACGACGATTTCTTCGATGGCATCCTGCACTCCGCTCCAGTCGATGGACTGTGCCGTAGAAAAGCCGAGGCGGTACTCGCCGAAGCCAAGGCGACCGCTCCCGTTGGTGACGCGGAAACCGAACACTGGTATGCGGATCCAGCAAAACACCCGGAACGCCCCGGAGCCTATAAGGCAAGCCTGCACATCGCCACCGTCGAGCGTGCACACCGCAGAACATACATGGTCGTTGCGGACAGCGACCATGCGATGCTCGTCGAATCGAAACGCGGCACTCTGGCCCGAGCACTCAAGAAGGCCGGCAAATGATCTACCTGCCACCCGACATGGAACTCTGGCTCACCACATGGCTGCGCGCTCGCCTGAATGGCGTGCGTGTGACCAACAAGGAGCCCGACGACCTTTCGACGCCGCTCTCCCAACCGTTGGTCGTCATCCGTGATGACGGCGGCCCGCAACTCGACATGCGCACCTTCGACCGGTCTCTTGGCGTCACCGTCCTGGCCGGGTCGAAAACCAACGACAGGCCGGCGAACGATCTCGCCCGACTCGTCTACGCGCATCTGACCTCGCCCGACATCATCGACGACGCCACCTCACCGGTCTGCGACACGACGGAAACGGGATGCCGGGGACCCTACGGGGTCTCCGACGACCACGACTATGCGCGCCGATACCTCACCGTCGAATACACGGTCGTCGGCGTCATCCAATAACCCGACCATCCAAACCGGATGGCATCAACCAAGGAGTAAACCATGGTAGACCCCATACCCACCGCCGACACCGCCGGCAACGACCTCAGCAAGGTCAACATCCCCATCGGAGGAGCATTGGCGTTCGCGCCCTATGATGCGGCCAACGTCATCGCCGATGCCGATCTCGGCGCGACGCCGCTGAAACTGCCCGCCGCCTACAAGACGCTCGGTCTGATGAAGAAGGATGGTGCGCCGCAGACGTCCATCGACCAGGAGGATGCGACCGAATTCTGGCAGAAGGGCTATGAGAAGCCCGGCGACGCGACCCGTACGGTCGAGGTGACCGCAGCGGAGGACAATCCCGCCGTGCTCCAGCTCACCGAAGGCAAGACGCCGGATGCCAATGGCATCATCTACGTCGATTCCTCGCTGCCCGCGGCCCGCATCATACTCAGCGAACTGGTCAAGTACCGTGACGGTGGCGTGGAGCGTCGTCGCAACGGCGTCGCCCAGGTCACCAAGGTCGAGCCCGGTCAGGATTCCCGTGGTGAGAACCCGGGTGTGAAGATCACGCTCAAATGGCAGGAGGATCCGCTGTTCAAAGGGTCGCCCTACAAGCAGTTCGGCCCCGCCGTTCCGAAGCCGGCCACGCAGGGCTGACCTTTATTCTCCCGTCCGTGGGTCTCTCACTCAGCCTGCGGACGGGCCCCTTACGGGGATCATATGAGTGGGAGGAACAACCAATGGAGTGAACCATGAGTGACCATACGCAAACCATACCCACCGACCTCGATTTCGTCCATGCGGACGAGAAAAGCCTCGACGATGAGATCCTCAAGGCGGGAGAATCGGCCCGCAGCCGCTATATCGTACGTTATCCGAGCCTGTTCGCACGGACGTACACGGATCACACGTACAGGCTTCCCCTGAACCTCACGGACGGTGATTTCGATGGGGCGGATGAGAACATGACGCCGGTGGAGCAGATCCGCATGCTGCTGGTCAAAGCGAACCGGGAGCAGGTCGACACCATCAAAGCTGAGCCGTCGGTCGTGCTGCTCGGCATCGCCGACAAGTACGCCGACGTCATCGAGAAGGTGCAGTTGGCGAGCCTGGGAAAATATTCGCCTTCCGCCGGCAAGTCAAAGAGGCCCGCAGCGAAGTAGCGGCGGACTTCGCCCGACTCGGCTGGTCGCTGACCACGGACGTGGGAGACCGGCTGCGCTACGGGGATGCGATCGCACTGTACGCATCCCTCCTGTCCGACACGGGCACCATGACGGGCGCGAAACACAACGATTTCGCATATCCCATGGCGTGGCCGGATTACCTGCGGCTCCTACGCGAGGGGATACCGCAATCCCTGCTCCCCTACCATCCGCCGTCCGACGAACCGTCGGACGAAGAGACAATGGCCGCCGGCATGCTGGCCATGGACGAAATGATCATCGGAGGTGAATGATGGCGAACGGAGCAGAACTCGGCACCGGTCATGTGAGTATTTTCGCGACCATGAAGGGATTCCGCTCCACCGTCCTCAAGGAGACTCAGAGCGCGGGCGAGGAGTCCTCGAGCCTGTTCTCGCGTCTCTTCAAGGGTGTGGGTTCGAAGACCGGCAACGAGCTCGGCCGTAATCTCAAGACGTCGTTCGATGGGTCCACGGGCGATCTCGGCTCCAAGGCGATGGGAAGGCTCAAGAGCGAGGTGTCGTCCGCGGCCCGCTCCATGTCCTCCGCACTGCTCAAGCAGCAGGATGCCGCCGGTAGCGTGCGTGTGGCACAGGCGAAGCTCAACGAGGCTGTCGCCAAGTATGGCGAGGGATCCTCTCAGGCGATAGCAGCATCCGAACGCCTCGCGTCCGCCCAGCGCAGGGAGCAGACAGCCAGTCAGACGCTCACCACTGCCCAGGAGCGGTTGAAGAACGCGAAGCAGGCCGTCGCCGACGTGAAGACTGGGCCGGTGGAGGCTCCGAAGACCAGCCTGTTCACGCGGGCCATCGACCGGATCAGAAGCAGCGTCAAGAGCCTTGACCGCGAGAAGGTCGACAACGTAACCGGCAATCTCAATCGCTTCAGCGTCAAATGGGGCGTCGTCGCTGGCATCGCGCAAGCCGGCGCACAACGCATAATGGGATTGTTCTCGGGCATGGCATCGAGCGCCATGGACGCCTCGGACTCCACCGATAAGTTCCGCAGCACGCTCGATTTCGCGAAGATCGACAACGGCACGATCGAAAAACTCATCAAGAGCACGCAACGGTACGCAGATCTGACCGTGTATGACATCGCTGACATCCGCAATGTCACCTCGCAGCTCGCGGCGAACGGCGTCAAAGGATATGGGGATCTCGCGGAAGCGGCCGGCAATCTCAATGCCGTGGCGGGCGGCAACGCCGACACGTTCAAAAGCGTGGGCATGGTGCTCACGCAGACCGCCGGCGCGGGCAAGCTCACGACCGAAAACTGGAATCAGATGGCCGACGCCATCCCTGGAGCCTCCGGCAAGCTCCAGGAGGCGATGAAGAAGAACGGCGCTTACACGGGTAATTTCCGTGACGCGATGGCCAAGGGCCAGATCACCGCCGACGAATTCAACAAGGCGATCATGGATCTCGGCATGACCGATGCGGCTAAGCAGGCCGCTCAGTCGACGAGCACGTTCGAAGGGGCCATCGGAAACTGGCATGCCGCCGTCACCGGGTTCGGCCAGAGCGTGCTGACCGCGTTGAAACCGCAGCTGACCGGCGCCATCAACTTCGCGACGGACAAACTGTCCGGGTTCACCTCATGGTTCACGAAGACCTGGGATTCCGTCAGCGGCATGGTGGAGAAGCACCAGTTCGCCAAAGCATTCCAGACCGCATTCCACATCGATGACGCGACCATGAACCGTCTGCTCGACTCGTTCTCGGGAATCCTTGGTGGCGTCAAGCAGGTCATCGACGCGGTTTCACCGGTTAAGTCGACGTTCACGGGCGCGAACTCGGGATTCTCCCTGCTCAACCGCGGACTCAACGGGTTAAGTTCCACGTTGAATCTTGTACGGCCGGTGCTGCCGATTCTCGCTGATCTCATCAAGACATTCGAGCGTCTGCCTCAGCCGGTGCAGACCGGCATCGCGGCGACAGTGTTGTTCGGTGGTCAGATGCGCAGCGTCATCACGCCGATCAGCGGCGTTGTCAACATCCTCAAGACCGTGACCGGCGGCATCGGCTCGGTATCCGGTGCCATCGGCGACCTGGTGTCGAAGCGTCTGTCGAAGACGCAGGCCATCACAGGGCTGTCCGACACCCTGGCCGACGCCGCGGGCAATGCCGAATCCGCCGCCGGGAGTCTCGGTCACACCGCAGGCAAAGTAGAGCAGGTCGGTGCCAAGGCCGCAGGGGCCGCGGGTAAGACCGGCGTGCTTTCATCTTCGGTCGGCGGTTTCAGCGCGGCGGGCGTCATGTTCGGTGCCGCGGCCCTTGGTGTCACCGGGTATCTCGCGACGATGGCCGACCAGCAGGAGAAGTCGAAGGCCACGACGGATGCGTTCAGTCAGGCGATGCGTGGTGGCGCGGAAAGCACTACCGCGTTCTGGAGCAGCGTGCAATCCGGCAAAACCGGTGACCTAGGTTTCATCGACAAGCTCTCGAGCTTCGGCAAGGACTCGAATCTCTCCGCTCTTCTCAGGGACACGGGCACGAGTCTGTCCACCGTGCAACAGGCGGTCGAAGGTAACTCCGGCGCGTTGAAGCAGCTGAACGATGCGGCCGGAAGCGGTATCACCATCAACGGCACGTATAAGGCCAAGATGCAGTCCATCAAGGACACCGTGTCAGGCCTGCGCGACTCCTATAAGGAAACCATCAAGGCGATGGTCGACTATTCCACCACCGCGCAGGGCATCAGTTCGGCATCCTCTATGGTGCAGTCGAAGTTCTCCGAGCTGTCCACGACGCTCAAAGCCAATGGTGACGACCTGTCGAACAACAAGGGTCTGACCGATGCGAGCAGCCAGGCAATCCAGTCGGCCACGGATTCCCTCATGGCCAATGTGCAGCAGCAGCTCGCCTACGGGAAAGCCAACGGCACCATGGCGCAGTCAACGCAGGCGGCGAAGAACGAAGTCCAGCAGATGCGCGACCAGCTCATGCAGACGCTGGAAAGCATGGGCATGAGTGAACAGCAGGCCGGCGCCTATGCGGACACGCTCGGACTCATCCCCGGCAACGTCGGCACGAAGATCACGGAGAACTCCGCCATGACCAAAGGTCAGGTCCAAGCGTATCTCGACACGCTCAACCTGACCCCGAAGCAGAAGACCACGGTCATGAACGCGCTCACCGCACAGGCCAACGGTGATACCAACAACCTGCACATCAACTACGACAAGCTCCCGAAGGAGGTCAAGTCACTACTCACCGCCGACAACAATGATGCCGTCAGCAAAGCCAAGAAGGCACACAGTGATATCGACGCGGTCCCGAAAGGCCACCACACCGAGCTCACCGGCGGCAACAAAGGCGTACGAGACGTCGTCAACGGCTCCTGCGCCGCCATCAAAACCGTGCCCGGCTACCACCACACCGGATTCGGAGGCGACAAAAACGGCGTCAACAACGCCTCAAACGGAGCCAAGGGATCCATCTACTCAGTACCGGGGTATCACCACACGGGTTTCGGTGGCGACCATGGTGGCGTATCGGGCGCGTCGGGAGGCGCACGCGGCGACATCAGGTCCGTGCCCGGCTACCACCATACGGGTTTCGGCGGCGACAGCGGTGGCATCTGGTCGAGCGCAAGCAGCGCGAGCAGCGCCGTGCGGTCGGTGCCGCAAAGCCACACGACGAACTTCTTCGCGAACCTCGTCGGCAACGCCTGGGGCAAAGTCAAAGCCGCTTTCGGCTACTCTACGGGCGGTCTGGTTCGCCGGTCAGAAGGTGGTGTAGTCCAACACCTGGCTGCCGGCGGCCCCAGCGGGTATGTGATGGGTCCGGGCACGACCACGAGCGACAGTATCCCCACGATGCTGTCCGACCAGGAGTATGTCGTGCGCGCGTGGGCGGCGAAACGCATCGGCATCGATAACCTCAACCAAATGAATCGGACAGGAAGTATACAGTACGATTCATCGAGATTGCGTACCAACTTAAATTCAGGGTCATTCGGCAAAACCGTGACCGTCACCACCAAAATCGACGCGCGCGGCACCGACCCTGACACGGTGCTCGACATATGGAGCGCACGCACTAAAGCAGCAGTGGACAGGTGGTAGACCATGCGCATCACTATCCAAAGCGACGTCGACACCATCACCCTGTCCGACCACTGGATTAGGCCGGACGGCATCCTCGGCATCCGCAAGAACGGCATCAAAGGACTCCACGGCACCCCGGGTTACAAGGATTCCTTCGAGTCGAAACCCCAACAGGACGGCGAATACTGGCCCAGCCGTTTCACCCAAAAAGCGCGCGACATCACCATCGACATCACCGCCAAACGACACAGCAGCGTCGACAACGCCGCCCTCACCGACCGACTCTGCGACCTGCTCGGCAGACCGCTCACCCTCATCGTCCACGACGCGCACGGCGAACGGACACTCACCGGGGCGCTCGCGGATGATCCGGAGCCGACGATGAGGTGGGGCGAGCAGGGATTCGACTGTTCGCTGATCGTGCACTGCCCGGATCCGCACAAGTACGGTCCCTGGCTGGAATACCCCGCGGCTAATGGTGTGGCGCTTGTGGAGAACACAGGTAACGCGCCAACATGGCCCATCGTCCATGCGTCGGGCGTCTCACGTCTGACCTGCTCCCTGGGTGACCAGGCGGTCATCTGGCAAGGCTCCACAAGCCCGTTGACCTTGGACTTCGCCGACATGCAGCCTTCGCAGGGGCTTGTCACCCTGGATGACGCGTTCCCCATCCCGCCTGGCCGCAGCAGCGTGTCCGTGAACGTCGATGCGGGTCAGGCTTCGCTGATGGTCCGATCGTGTTGGAAGTGAGGCGCCCATGCGTGGATTGACGGTGCACGCCTACAATGCGGTGACGGGCGCTCACCTGACCCGTTTGCCATACACGGCGTGCACGTGGTCGGATTCCATCAACGAACCCGGACAGTTGAACGTCGACATCACATTCAACTCGACCGCACGCGATCTCACCGTGAACGGATTAAATCTGCATGACGCGTTGCGTCCGTGGCGGGTGATCCTCGCCGTGCAATACGGGCAGCGTATCCTGCACGCGGGTCCCGTCACGGGCCGCAAATGGGATGCGAGGAGCCGCAAGCTGAGCTTCACGTGCGGGGGAGGCTGGACGCTGCTCGGCAAGCGTCTCGTGCTCAACCACGGATTGGATAAGAGCTTCCGTGAGGGCGATGTGCTGGTGGACGAGGATCACCCCGCCGGCGACTGGGCCTTGACCATCACCGGCTCGTATCGCGACATCGCATGCGGACTGATCGAGGAGACCCTCAAGTGGGGGCCGTTGCCATTCACTCTGCCACCGTTGCAGGGTGGGTCGTTCACCCGCACGTACGGGGGCTGGGATCTGACCACGTGCGCGGACAGGATCCGCGACCTCGCCAATCTCGAGAACGCCCAGGAATACCGGTTCACGCCCACGCTCGACACGACCGGCCGCCTGTCGTTCACCCTGGAGTCCGCGACTGAGCTGGTGGATCACGAGCTGAGTCTCAACGCGACGCTGCCGGGCGTGCGGGCCATGCTCTCCAATTCCGATGAGGACGGCAGCCCGTTGACCGTCCAGGTGTGGGCGGCTGGAGGCAAGAACGACGACAAGACCGTCATGACCCGGGCCACCCTGCCCGCCCCATACCGAGACTCCGCCATGCCGTTCCTGCAATCCTCGAACACGGAGCACACCACCGTGAGCGTCCTCAAGACCCTGCGCACCTACGCGCGCACCCAGGCCGCGTTGGGCGCGTGGCCGTCGGAGACGTACGAGGTGCTGCTCGGCGAGGAACACGACCCGCATGTGGGCGACCACCTCGACCTGCGCGTCGAGGACGACTACCTTGGCCGCAGGCTCCTGAAACTCAAAGTCACCGACGTATCCGGGTCCGCGGACTCGGATTGGCGCACCATCCAATGCAGGGAGCGGTCATGAGCGACACCACCACAACGACCGATACCCCGGTGGCTGATGACGATTGGACGCCGGAGCGCCGGTACGCGCCGGGCACTGCGGACATGATCCTCACCTCCCAACGCGCCGCCGAGACGCGGGAGCGTGAGAAAAGCGAGGCGAACCGGCCCACCGGCACGGAGATCGGGCAGATCACCGCCAAACTGCGCGCCCTCAACCAGCAGCGCTACGAGCAGCAGGAGCAGTTGAAGGCGCTGCAGGATCAGCTCGCCAAACAGCAGCAGGCGCTGGCGGACCAGCAGACGGAGATGGTCCGACGCACGCCGCAGCCCGAGGGGCGCACGCAGTCCACGGGCAGCGCGCAGGCGGGCACCACGCCGAACACGCTGCACACGTACGGCATCGCGATCCCCGCGGGCAAGACGCGCGCGTTCGTCGCGATCAGCGCCACGGCCTCCACCACCGACTCGGGCGCGACCCCGTTCCTGGAGATCTACGAGGACGGCACCCTCGTCAGTCTCATGACGATCCCGGACATCCTGCCCGCCAACGGCCTGAGTTTCAGCCAGACCGTCACCGAGAACCACTCATACACCATCCGCATCGCCACCGGCGTCGGATCGGCGCTCGTCAGGAACATCACGAGCTGGTTCACCGTCATCTACTACGTATAAGGAGACCATCATGAGCGGAGTACTGGCAGAGACCGCTGGTCGCGGTGACATCCTGCTGCTACGCGGCATCACCAATAGTCTGGCGGTCAGATGGCAGCGTGATTCAGGTTCGGGCTTCCAGCCCGTGGACCTCACCGACTATATGTGCACATTCGAGCTTCTGCTGCCTGGCTCGGAGGATGTCGTGTACTCCCGCGCCTGCGACGCTCACGGTATCGACGGGGTCGCCGCCGTGTACATCCCACCCGACGCGTTCAAGGACCCGAACTGGGCGGCTCGCCATACCGGCGAGTGGCGCATGACCGCATCCAAGAACGACATCACGGAGCTTCTCGGCTCCGGGTACTGGCATCTCGCATAGCTTAAATCAAGGAGCAATATGAACGTGGATCAGATCATCGACAAACGTACCGTCGCCATCCCCGGGCCCATGGGCGACGTGACGCCCGCCGCCTCGCAGGCCAGGGACGAGGCCGTGGCGGCCGCCCGGGACGCGAAGCAGTCGGCGGAGAATGCCAGCGGCGCGCCCAAGGTGTACCCGACCATCGCCGATCTGCAGGCCGCGCACCCCACGGGCGACGACGCGGCCTACGTGCTCGCCTCGGACTGGCACCTGTACTACTGGAACGGAGTGACATGGACCAAGGGCGGCGTCTACCAGGCGCAGGCCCTCACGCCCGACCAGCAGAAGGCCGTCGACGACGCCGCGAAACTGGGCGGATACGAGAACAATCCGGAGTATCTGCGGGCCGTGGTCGACTCGCAGGGACGACTGCTGTATGGGGTGACACGCGACGGTGACATGCGTTTCGGCGTTGGCGTGCCCCGGCAGGTGCGTGACGCCTATGGAAGCTACGAGAACAATCCGGAGTATCTGCGGGCCGTGGTCGACTCGCAGGGACGACTGCTGTATGGGGTGACACGCGACGGTGACATGCGTTTCGGCGTTGGCGTGCCCCGGCAGGTGCGTGACGCCTATGGAAGCTACGAGAACAATCCGGAGTATCTGCGGGCCGTGGTCGACTCGCAGGGACGACTGCT